TGTAAAAAGTTGTATTTGACCACTCGAAGTAGCACTCCCACCGCCGCCAGCGTCACCGGCAGCTCCTCCGCCAGCAGTAGCATCAAATTCTAAACCAGTAAAAAAAGATCTTACATAAGAAGCGGATCCAGATTCTCTACTGTCATTAATATATCTACCTCCACGTCCAGCTTGGATTTGTATAGTACTCCCAGGAACAGTTGGATATCTTCCTTGAACTAATCCCCCTCCACTGCCACCGCCACCGAGAGAATCTCCATCATTATCAGCAAATCCTGATCCACCTCCACCAATAACTGTTACATTTATACTAGTACACGCAAACGGAACTGTCCAGTTGACATTAACGTTAGCGGTGCTATTTGAATTTCCAATCCAATCCGGCATGATCTACGCTCCCATTTTTATTTTAAAATTTGGTGTAATTTTTGGAGCACGGGTATGTGTTTTAACTGTAATAAAATCTACACCTACCTTAACAGTTAAATCATATGGATTCTTTTCACCAGTAAGATCAAATGGTTTCGACACAAATTTTATATACAAACAATCAGAAACATCTAGAACAATAGGATCAACACCAAAATTTACATGATCCTTGCTAATCTGAAATACCATATTATATGGTTTAACTTCAGTAGGATCTTCAATATCTAATCTACCTAGATTAATTGTATATACTTCCGTTGGTTCTAACTCACCAACAGAAACGTTCTTACCATAAGAATTTTTGGCATATTTGATCATATTTTTATTAAATATTCTACAAAAATATAAGGAGAGATAGCATCATCTAGTTTTTGTACATTCTCAGTAGTAAGAGTTACCTCCGTAATAAGACCCTGAGGTTCAATAGAAGTATCTTGATATTGATATACAAATGATTGATTTTGTTTTAACTCTGCTGCTTTTGGTAGATTAATGCCGTGTGTATGACCAGGAGCCGGTTCTGCTCCCAATGGAGGATCAATCTGAACTAAATTGTTAGATCCTTCATTTGATCCATTATTACCACCAGAACCACCATTAGAAATCCAGTTAGTATCAGCCCAGTTGCCAAGATATGTAAAATATCCAGCGTTAGCAGTGTGTCCATGTGCTTGGAAATTTTCTTCTGTTAAAAAATCTTCTTGAGTTTTACCATCATTTTGAGTTGCTTCAAATAATGGATTTCCGTTGAATGGAATTGGATCGCTAGCAGCAACAACAAATTCACCATCATATGAAATAGTTAAATCATTACCAACTAAACTATTTGCTTGAACTTGAGCGCCAACTCTAAACAATTCAGTATCACTAGTAGTAACAAGATTATCAAAATATTGTCCAGAAGAAATAGAGGTTCTAATATACTTAGAACCCAAATCAGGTAGTTGAAAAAATTGTTCTGGCAGATCAGGATCTTTTGAAAATGTCGATGAACCACCTACACCTAAAACATCTGCTAGACCAGGATACAAAGATGCTAAAACAACAGCACCATTACATCTTAAATAACCAGCTGGCACATATGTTTTAAAATCACCAAAGTTGGGAAAGTTATTTGCTGGTAATTGAATAGTGAAAGGAATAATTGTTCCGGTAGTTCCTCCAAATTTTCCCTTTTCGTTTGTATAGTATCTGGTCATTTTAATAAGCTCTAATTAAAGTTAAACACGACAATGATGGTGAAGTGGCATTAATAATTAATTGTAAAGCACTAGGAAAATTATCAGGAATTACATTTGCCTGAACTGTATTTGTTTGGATCTGAGAATCAATATATAAGCTACCATTATTGTATGTAATAATAATTTCACCCTGGTGATCGTGCTTAGTAATAACATCAGTTACTGTTGTTGTAGCAGGATCAATCTGTGTAAAATTAACAGCAGCATTATTAAACATTACATTAGTTCCTGTAGTGATGGGGTCATCACTAACTAAGTCAAAGTTAACAGAATTAATTTGAGTTCCCTGATCGGAAAATGGAATGAGAGTAGTTGTTCTAAAATATCCATTTTGAAACAAATATTGTAGATCGGCATTATCAAGGTTTGTTTGCCCATTTCTGGCACGTAATTTTTTTGCTCCATCCGCTGCCGTAAAACCGGTTTTTGCTATACCATGTCCAGATGCTGCAGTTTCGAAAGGAACGTGTTGCCTTGCTGGTTCTGATCCAGAAATAGATCCAAGAGAATATCTTCCTACACCAGTAGTCCAAGGATTTAAAACAGTATTAATATCACCATCTGCCTGAGAATTCCCCCAGATGTTTCCAGATTCCAATTCATCATTGCCTTCGAAAACTCTTTGGCAATTAAGTGTAACAGCACCAAGAAATCCACCATCCAAATCTTCAAGTCCGTACCAGAACTCAAGAACCAAAATTTCTGGATTATCCCAAACACAAACTCCTCTACCAGGGCGATCGGTATTATCGCCAATATTTAATGTTTCATAAGATCCTGGGTGGAGGTGTGCAGGTAAGTGGTTTCTTCCTAATTTTCTTCCAACAATGTTAACAGTTTCTACTCCAAATCCAGGAATAAATTCTAAAGCAGCACCTTCTCCGTCTTCTGTAATTTGTCCAGAAAAGAATGGTGATCCAACTTTAATTACTGTAAGGAAAACATCATTAACGGTGTCAACACCACCTACTAAATTTCCAGGAATTCTAAGTAAATCTCCTTCTTCATAACCCTCACCTTTAGATTTAATAGTAACAGTGTATGTGTTATCCGTGTTTTGAATAACATTAAACAAAGCATCTACGCCATTACTAGGTAATGGATCTCCAACTTGATACTGTGCCGGAACATCCGTGTAAAGAACAGGTGTTGCTGCATTAGCAGCAGTAGAAGAAGGATCAATTTCTACTTTTAATATAGTTCCGTCTGGATCAGGTACAAAATCAAAATTTAAATCTGTTAGATAAAAATTAGTTCCTGGTGTTCCAAGATCTCCCTCTGTTCCAATAAATCCAGCCATGATTGAGGCTGCTGCTGGTCTAGGATAGTCGGGATCGCCATCACCAGATAGAGTATCAATCCCCAGGGTTGGTTGGTCAGCACCAAATGTAGTAGTATCATTGGTAAAATAATCTATAGCAATATCAGCAAGAGTTTTTTGATTTGGTTGTGGCACCTGAAATGTACCCGTGTAATTCGGGAAGTCTCCACCGGAATTACCACCATAAGTATTTTTTAAAATCCTTCTCAATAAAGGATACTCGTCTGCTTCTAATTCCTGACCAGCACAGATTAACCATCCAGGAGGAATTTCAGTTAAAGGACCAGCCCAAGGAACAGCAGTTCCAATGGGCTGTGCTTCAGCAGTTCTAACTCTATTATATGATACCATATTAGATTTCTAGCAACCACCAACCTTGTTGTGTAACTGGAGCACCAGTTCCTGCTCCATTGAACTTGACGCTTCCCAAGTAAACTAATCCAAAAGAAGCATTTGGAGTCTGGACTACAAGTTCGCCACCAGAATCATAACCAGATCCCAATCCAGCAATAATACCAGAGTTGGTAACATCTCCTTGAATTCTTACACCATTTGGTGCTCTCATTCTTAGCGAGATATTATATGTCAGTAGTCCACCAACGTCAACAATTCTGACAATATCACCGTGAGTTGGGTTTTCTGGTAGTCTTATTGCTATATCAGCTGATGGAGCAATAAAGTAGTTGATGTTAGAAACAGCATCTACAAATTCAATACCACCACTAATATATTCCCACTTTCTAGCACCAGATGGAGCAAAGAATCCAGACTGTTGAGCAAAATCAATAGATCCATCATTATTTATGCTGAAGATGGAATCTCCAACCTCTAAGTCTGGGAACAATGGAATGAGTTCATCTGCTAAGACATTGAAGTTACCACCCTCAACTGTAACAGGACCACCGAAGATACTTTCGGTAGCATCTTCTGTTCTAATATTACCAGCAATAGTTAGATTGCCCGTGCTATTCTGCAGAATTAATTGTGTATCGTTGGCATCATTAGCAATTCTAAGATTGCCTGAGGTAATTGTAGTAGATCCTGTATCAGACTCAACTACAAATCTATCAAAATTAGCCTCACCAATTCTTAAATCACCACGGATGAATGTCTGTCCATCACAACTATCAACAATGAACTTTTCGAAATCAGGATCAGTTGTTCCATCAGTAACAATTAATTTTTCAACATCACATACATTAGATCCTTCTAGTATTAGATTATTATTAAGAGTTAGTTCACCATTAATAAATGTTTCACCAGTTACAGAGTCTACAGAGAAAGCAGTAATTGCTGGAGTTCCGCCATCGTTGATAACAAACAACTGATTAGAAACCAAATTAATTTGGTTAATGACCGTAAGTTCACCGAGAGTTCCATTATCAGCAGGAGATAATCTGAATAGATCACCGATAATCAAGCTACCAGCAAATGTTCCGGTGCTGATGTCATCGAGATCTCCAGGGTTAAGTGTTCCTAGTAGAGGATCTACAATGAAAGAAACATTTCTAGAGCGAATATACTTAACAAGAACAGCATTATCTGGGTGATCATCTCTTAGATAACGATATGTCGCTGGGTTGCCATCTACATCAGGGCCAGGAACATACTCATTACCTTGTGTAATCTGGTTCTGAGCACGGGCAACAATAACACCTAACTGATCAGGTCCAACGTCGTTGAGATTTGTTTTCTCTACAACTCTTAGAAGTTCGCTGTATTGCTCACCTACAGGAGAAACAGCAACATTCTGACCAGCAACAGAATTAGTACGATCAATTAAGATGTACTGGTTCTCAACAAATTCATCAAGAATAGAAACATCACTAATTGGTAAGAAGTATGTTGGTTGACCAAACTCATCAACACCAGAAGTGCCAGGGAATACAGTAGAACTTAGATCATCAGGACCACCCCATGTTTCGACACCAGCAGTATCTAGAGTGATAGAAATACCAGTCTTCTTGTAAAGATCAATATTGAAGTTCTCGATGTCATCGCCAGCTCCATGAACTTGAACAGGAGTTCCATAAGAACCACGAACAATTTCAAACTGACCAGAGTTTAATCCACCTTCCATGGTGGTATCACCAAATAGTGTGGTGGAACTTAGAACTTCTAATCCGTTGTTGATTGTAGTGCTTCCGCCGAGAGCACCAATGTTAATATCAGAAGCAGAGAGACCGATATTGAGTTCGATAACAGTATCAATAAAGATGTTAGCCGTTCCAGCATTTGTAGTTAGATTAGAAATACCTACAGATGGTACATTGAAGGCATTGATACGTAGATCACCATCAATTTCAGTAAATCTGCTGTAGATCTTAAAGATAGATCCACTTACTAAGCTGTTGGAGTTGTTGGCATAAGCGCCACCCATTTCAATGACACTACTGTAAGAAGAATCATTGTTGGCTACCGTTCCGATATCAATCTTAGATTGAATAGCGTTGCTGTGGAGATTGAACTCAGTAATTGTACTAAATCGTCCAATATTAACTGTCTGGGTTCCAGCAATGTTACCAATGTTGATCTCTTGTGTATTTGTAGTCTGGTTGAAGAGATTAGCAAATTCACCGAAATTACCAAAATTAATATTTGTAGCAACAGAAGGAATAATATTAAAGTTCTGTGCTGTTGTTGTGATATTTTCTCCCTGAATCTCAAGATTAGATTCGAAAACAACATCTTCAGTTACTCTTACATCACCAACTACAACAAAAGTAGCATCAAGGTTAGCAAAGTCTGTGTTGATACCGACTCTACCATTATTTGTAGTGGAAATTCTAAATGTAGCAACATCACCGGGAGCAGCACTGTTACCACCGACTAGTAAAGCATGATCTAAGTTAGAATAAGTTCTAACATCATTTGTCTCATTAGAGATAAACTCAGTATATGGAAGAGCAGTACCACTAAACCAAGCATTACCAACAACATCCAAGTTTGCTCTTGGTTGTACAGCAGTAGATACAAATCCTTCTTCCTGATCACCATCAATACCGTGATCAGCTCTTGCTAGAGTGTTAACACCTAACTTAAACTCACCATACAATTCTGTATCTGTTCTTAGTGCTTCAGCACCAATAACTCCAACCTCTCTCCACTTATTGAGTCCTACTTCAATCGTAGGTTCGCCAGGGAGACCAGTGAGTAAAACTGGATCGTTAATGTTATCTCTGGCAATAATAATACCAGGGATGGTAACATCAAAAGTTCCGCCAGGAATATCATTAATGTTTTCTGCTTCTCTTAGTCCATTAATTGTTAGGAATCTACCAACGAAACCAGTTAGTTTAATAACAGATCCCAATTCAATGTCAAGATCAGAAGGCGAAGTTCCGACACCACAAGTAAATGTAATAACGGAACTATCGTTACCTTCGATAGTATTAACAGAAAGAGTAACGTCACTATAGAAGTTAGAATAAATCCATCCAAGAGATCCAGTCTTACCAACTTGCTCACCTTTTAATAGAATATCACCAGCCTTAGGAGGTTGATTACCAAATAGAACTGGTGTTCCAACAGTAATTAACTCTTGATCTGGAGTGTGATTAGAAGGAAGATTACCTAAAGCATTATCTACATGAGTTCTAATGCTGTAATCTTGCCCAGCAAGAGACACAGTTCCTCTTGGGTTGAGACTAAAGATAGCAGCATAGATTCTATTCTGACTTAGAATAATGTCGCCATCCGAAGGAATAGGACTAAAGTCAAAAGAACTTCTATCTAAAGTGGGATCGCCACCAGAAGCAAAGTCAATCTGTGAAGTGACAGTTAGAGCAGGTGGTTCAGAAGGTTCTACAGTAATAGTAACTGGATTGTTAAAGAAAGCATCACCATCTACAGTGATTTCTTTCTCGAATACAACTGGTAACTCGAATGTAGTTACCAATCCACCGAGATCTCCCTCTTCATCATCCGTCTCTTGTAGTTCGGCAGACTCTAGGAATGTCTCTTCGCCAGTAATAGCATTAATTTTTCTATTACCAATGTAGAGATCACCATTAGAGTTTAGACCAGTATAGAATACAATACCAGCGTCTTCTCTCTTTGCCTGAGCATAGAAGTCTTGAGTGTCGGATAGAACAACTTCCTGTCTAAGTGGGAAACCAGTAGAGTAGTTACCAGGACCGAAACCAAGGTATTCAAACGTGTGGTTACCAGATCTAGCAATAGAAGGACGACGAAGTTCAACAAACAATCTTCTTTCTGTTGGATAGATAGAATCACCAGCAATAGAGATTCTTCTATCTTCGGAACCAGCACTGGAATTACCAGACTGTGCTTCAATAGTGTAATTATATCTAGAGAGAGCAGGGTTTTGAATTAGATCTTCAATAACTTCTCTAGTTTCACTATTCTTACTGTCGTTAGTTCTGACTAAACCATGTACATAGTTGTCAGCAGCACAAATTGTAGCAGGAGGATCAAGCTGTGTTACATCTCTGGTTCCATCTGGTCTAACTTGGAACCATAGTGGATCGTTCTTATAGTTTAGAGGATAAAGTTGAGAGATAGGTTGAGAGAACTTAAAGTTTCTGAAGTTCTGACCTACACCAGGACCAGTTGGGAACGGAGAAATATTGCCTCTTAAGCATGTTAGGTAGTAAATACCTTCTTGCTGGTCAGGAATACGTCTCTGGATCTCATCAATATCAAAGATGTAGAAGGAATCTTCAAAGTCTCCAAGGTCCTCGACAGAAATAATCTTATAGTCATTGGTGGCATCATCAGTAATGATATCACCAGGAACCATAGTAAGAACATTAGCGTCCTTATTACTGTATAGATAATCTTCTTTATCAGACTTGCTTAAAGAGTCATCAATAGATCCAGTGCTATCTGGTTTTGCTTGTAATGTAGCAAAGATTTCGATGGGGTTGCCGTTAATGTCAAATATTGGATCGTTGTCAACATTAAGAACAGGTTGAGCGAATCTAGTAGTAGCAAATCTGTCATACTTAATAGGATTCTGAGACTCAATCGCTTTAATGATTAGATAATGATCGGTAACACCATCAGGGCTGAAATATCCTTGAACATAACCAGAACCAGAAGAATAACCACTCCAAGTAATTCTATTTAAAGGAGTTGCCTGAAGAGCATCAAATCTAAATGCTCCACCTTGAGGTGCATCAATCTTAACAACTACAAACTTCTCATTCTTAAGGGCATTGTTGTTGATACTATGGTTGAATACAGTAAGTTCGAGACGATTATTTCCAGCAACATCAACTTGTCTAGCAGACATGATGCTGAAAGAAATCTTGGAGTCTGTTTGATCACTATCAACAATCTTAACCTGATTGAGATTGTATGGATCGTAATCGAAATCTGGATTCAATCCAGGATCTCCATCAGCTAGTCCTAACTGCTGTTGAATTGTTCCGCCACCTGTATCAAAATCAACATTAAAGATAGCGAGATCAGGTGATCCACCAGCATCAGGTTCTAGAACAATTCGTTGTGCTAGTAGTTTTCTAGTTTCATCAGTTCTAGATTTAATAACAAATCCATTTAAAGGATCACGAACTCCTCTAGCGTAACGGGGAATAACATAACGTAATCTGTATACTCTATCCTCTTTCTCTCTGTCATCATCAAGTCTAGTGAAACTAGAGTTCTTTGTTCTAGCGTCAGTAAATGTAATTCCTAAAGTTTGTAGTCTATCGATAATATTGTCAGTATTGCCAAGATCAGGAATAGTTTGGATATACCACTGACCTGTGGTAGTATCAGTATTGACTACTTCGGCATCAAACTTAACTGGAGATCTTCTCTTATCCGAGAACACATAGAAATTCTCACCAATTCCAGGAGCAAAGATGATAGGTGTAGCACCAGAAATAGCGCCAGCTTCATCAGTAAAGACGGAGAATGTTTTTGGAGTGGTGAATCTAGCGTAGTAATAAGTATTTGGATCTAAGAAAGTGCCACCACTTACCTGTGGTAATTCAGAATTAAGTCCAAATGTTCTAAAGAAGATTTTTTGAACAGGACCACCAGTTCCAGGAACATCAAAAACGTGAGGAACTTCTGTTTGAAGAACTGTATTATTTCCAGGAACAGGGTTAGTGAGATATTGATGTAGAGAATAATCGATATCCAATACATACTGCTGGATCTCAATCTCTACATCTGGATCAACGCTATCAGTTTCAGAAGAGTAGATGTAAATACCGGCAGCAGCATTATCTTTTGTTCTAGCAAGCATTAACTTGGTAGAAGAATCTGGCGTAAAGATACCGGGATAAGTTGCACCATCGGCGTAGTTTTCTGGTTGTGTAGTTCTACCAGGAGCAATTACATAGTATTCTGTATTAGTTTCAAATCCTCTTGGTAGTCTTACTACTCTCTTATCTGGATTTGTTCCAGCTCTTGCTCTCGGAACAAGTCTAACCGGAGTGCCAGTTTCCCAGTTGTGAGGATCGCTAACACCGCCACCAGTATTAATAGTAAATAGTGTTGCTCTTGTAGCGAGATTAGCAGTATTAACAGATGGTTCGACTCTAACAACACTAGCACCAACAACGGGTTCAGTTCTAGTAAATCCAGTCATGTCTCCGCTATCAACTGTTGTTCCAATACCGGCTTTAATTAACAGTTGTGCTTCACCTTCGGGACCAGGAGTAACACCAGCAAATGCTCTACTTAATGGGAAGTCGTTTGGATCGTATACACCAGGAAGTCCGGAGTTTGTTCCAATAATTTCGTTATCAAAAATCTGAGTAAATGTATGTCCACCAGGGATACCAATAGGAATAACAGGAACTTGTAAGATTACCTGATCGCCAACGGCAGCAACTTGATCATAAACATAATTGGTAAACGTTTCTTCACCGTTAACTACAGATGGATTAGCAACATAATATACACCTCTATCAAATACCCTATCATTACCACCATATGTTAGATTGTAACCAATAGCTTCGATAGACTCAATAACATCTGCTATCAACTGTGCTTCATTGTTTAGAGTAACAGCAGGATAGAATGCTTTTGCTCTATCAACAGCTTCTTCAGCAATAAACTGTTTATTAGCAAGATAAAGTTCTACAATTCCTTCGGAGGATCCAGGACCAACTGGTTGTAACCCTTGGTTAAGAACAATATTAATGTCATCAAAATAGGTAGAAATAACAGAAGCAATGTTAACACACTCCGGATATGTGTTGTCACCTGCCCAAATATCTACAGGACCAGATAATGTTCCTTGATCTTGAATAATGCTGCTATCTCTAATAGCAGGAACTTGTGCCCAAGCGCCAGATAGATAATCATCTGGATCTAATAAAGTTCCTGTTTGTGGTAAGGAGAAGTATAGATATACAGCGTTAGTATTAACAGCAGATACAGGTAAACCATCATCTAATTTAGATCCAACAACACCTAATTCAATTCTAGTGCTATCAATAATTCTCTTAATGTAAGCACCCGCGGGAATAGACTGGTTAACAGTAACTGGAACAGCAGTTGGAAGTAATCTTCCATACTCGAAGTTTGTAGCATTGTACTCATACTCAGTTACCGACATGCCGATAATGAGACCAGAAGTATCACCAACATCAACAATAGACTCACCGTTAACAGCAATACAGTTTCTGATGAGAATATCATAATTTCTCATAGCAGCAATACATAGCTGCCTTACATAATCTAGAGCTTCTAGAGTTTCATTAAGTTCCCCTTCAATATACGCTAGTCCACCACCAACGTAATAAGCTTCTGCTGCCTGAATAGTTTGGATGTTACCACCAACTCTCAAGTCTTGTACAACAGCATCTACAAAATATCCAATGTCTCTTTCACACTTACCAATCTCAATGCCAGGCTTAGTTAGAAGATATGGATATCTTTGAGTAATATAACCATATGCTTCCTGCTGAATAAACTGCTTGTTAACTTCGATAGAATTCGAAGCATCTTGAGCATAGTTATCGATTGTTAAACCATCTGGATTTAGAGTTTCAATAGAAGCAGTATATCTCTGGAATCCAGTTTCAGATAGTTCTGCTTCATATGTTTGAGTTCCGCCACCAGTTCCTTTTAGGTTTAGGAATAACTTTTCTCCTGTTTTGGCACCAAGACGGAAACCTTCTACGCTAGTAATAGGCTTATCAAAAGGATCATAAGTCTCATCACTACCGTAGTATAGTTTACCAGTAGTGTTAGAAGTAGACTTGGTTAGTTGAGCATCTAAAGAATAATACTTATAGGATTTTTCGTTAAAGGCAGAATCATCAACTGTCTTAACAGGAACAATATCAGTAATATATCCACCCTTATCTTGGTTAAAGGAGAATCCTTTGAAACCAATAGCATGTAGAGATGTATTACCGAAGTTAGAGTTAGAGTTGGTGATGGACATATCACCA